GTTAGTAAATAAATATGACATGTCGGTTATACTTGACACATCAAGATAATTTAGATTAGCATCAACTGGTGAACTTTTAATAATATTCATCAGTTCTTCTTTTATTGCAACTACCACTGTTTGTTTTTTACTCATTTTTATTCTCCTTGAGATTTCTAACATATATATCACCTAAACAATATGTTCAAGTGTAATATATAAGCTAGTACATGTTATATATAAGTAACTGAAATAAAATCAAACGCATAAAAAAAAAATAACCACTACACTTTTTAGATGTAATGGTTATTTGACACATGCATGGTAAAGGGTATTAATCATCTACCATGCATGTGTTAAGTTGGTTGTTTAATCCATTTAGAAATGTCACCAATAAAGTCACTAAAGGTAAACATAAATGCCATATTAGTAACATTAGAAACATTCCATTCAGAAATATCACCATTGAATTTACTAAAGGCAAACATATCCTCCATAGTAGTAACGTTAGCTACATTCCATTGCGAAATGTCTCCATTAAATTTACTTTTATAAAACATAGCCTTCATGTAAATTACATTGGAAACATTCCATTGCGAAATATCACCATCAAATTCACTATCATAAAACATACCAGGTATAACAGTTACACTAGATACATCCCATTTTGAAATGTCTCCATTAAATTTACTAAAGGCAAATACACCAGACATATCAATCACATTACTAACATCCCAGTTAGATATGTCGCCATTAAATTTACTAAAGGTAAACATACCAGACATATTAGTTACATTAGAAACATCCCAGTTAGATATGTCACCATTAAATTCACTATCTCTAAACATACCAGACATATCTTTAACGTTAGATACACCCCACTTAGAGATGTTACCATTAAATTTACTATGAGCAAACAAACTTGACATATCAGTTATATTTGACACATCAAGGTAATTTAGATCAGCTTCAACTGATGCATTTTTGATAATTTCTATCAGTTCTTTTTTTGTTGCAACTACTACTGTTTGTTTTGTGTTCATTTTGTTTCTCCTTAAAAATGTTAACCTATATACCACCTAAACGATATGTTAGATGTAATACATAAGTTAGTACATGTTATATATAAGTAACTGAAATAAAATCAAATGCATAAAAAAATAACCACTACACTTTTTAGATGTAGTGGTTATTTTACATATCTAGGTAAAGGGTATTAATCATCCATCATGTATATTAAGTTGGTTGTTTTACCCACTTAGAAATGTCGCCATTAAAATTACTAAAGTTAAACATAAATGCCATATTAGTAACATTAGCTACATTCCACTGCGAAATGTCTCCAGTAAAATTACTTTTACAGAACATAGCTTCCATGTTAGTAACATTATTAACATTCCATTGTGAAATGTCACTATTGAACTTACTGTTATAAAATATATATTCCATATTAATGACATTACTAACATCCCACTTAGAGATGTTACCATTAAATTTACTTTCACAGAACATACTATACATATTAGTTACATTAGAAACATTCCATTTTGAAATATCTCCATTAAACTCACTACATTCAAACATAGCAGACATATCAGTTAAATTGGAAATATCCCATTTAGAGATGTCACTATTGAATTTACTATCATAAAACATAAACTTCATATTAGTAACATTACTAACATTCCATTTTGAAATGTCACCAGTAAATTCGTTGTTAGCAAACAAAAATGACATATCAGTTATACCTGACACATCTAAGTAATTTAGATCAGCATCAATTGGTGAATTTTTGATAATATTCACCAGTTCTTCTTTAGTTGTAACTACTACTGTTTGTTTTTTACTCATTTTGATTCTCCTTGGAAATGTTAATTTATATACTACCTAAACTATATGTTAAAATATAATACATAGGCTAGTACATGATATATACAAGTAACTAAAATAAAATCACATACACACATATATACACCATTATATAATACATTAACTTAATTTAAAAACTTCACTATCTTTAAAGTTACTAAAACTTATATCAGTATGTGTTATTAAAAATATCTGGCTATAATTACCATCATTTAAAAACTTAAAAATTAATTCATATATTTTACTACGATGTGAAGCATCTAATCTTACACCAAACTCATCTAAATAAATAGGGTATTTATTTAATTTTAACATTTTCATAACTGATAGTTTAAAAGCTAAATTTATTATTTCTTTCATACCACTACTTGCTAATGAAATATCCTTTACATTTAATTTATCTTCTACATTTATTTTAAATTTATAATCTAATACATCTTTATCTAAATCATAAAGTTCTATTTGCATTTTATAATCCCATAAACTTTCTACTATCTTATTAATATAATGTATTATGTTATTTAGATAATTACTTATTATTTTACCTATCATACCTGATTTGGGATTTAATTCTGATATAATAGAATTTAAAACAAATATACTATGTTCACTGCTATTTATATCTATTTTATATCTTTCTATAATAGATGATATATTATTATAAGACATAAGTAACGTTTGTGTTGTTACTAAATCTACTTTAAGTGAAGATAATTTAATATCTATATCATCTATTATTTTACTTATAGTTATACTAGTTGTATTATTATGTAATTTAGTTTTTTCTTTATTTAGATCATTTTGTAATTCTATAAGTTTAAGATTTACTCTATGTATATATTCTTCTTCTTCTAATTCTTTTTCTTTTATAGCTTTATTTTCATATATTTCTTTTATCTTTTCATTGATGTTAAATATATCTGTTACTATATTCATTCCATCATCGTCTTGGATAGTCTTAAGAAGCTCTATATTGTGTTCTAACTCTGTAATGCTATACTTATTAGCATCTATAGTTAGAAGCGATTCTAGGTCACTTATAGCAAGTATTATTATATCTAAAATATATTTAGGAGAATTTATAAGATATTCTTTTGTATCTATTAATAACCATAATTCTTGGAACATATTAATATATTTTGTTTTAACATTTTGATATGCTTTATATAAACTAAAGTAATTTTTAAGTTCTTCTAAAAAACTATTTATAACTTTAACTTTATCATCTATAATTAATATCTTATCTAATATAGTTTGTTTCTTTTCTATATAAACTTTATGCTTATTACTATCATAATTAAGTTGCCAACTATATAAACATTTAGGACAAGAAATATTTTCTTCTTTACTTTGTTTTTCTAATATAATTATTTCAGTTGATATAAAATTAAGTGTTTGTAATAAAGTGTTTTTTTCTTCCAATAATACATTATATTCTAACAATTTATTATCATAAGTTAATTTAGAATATTTCCTATCAGTATTAGTAGGTAATATTGTTAATATATCTACTAATGCATAATACATATTATTAAGTTGATGTATATCATTAGATTCTAATGTAGTTAATATTTTTAAATTACTAGTTAAGATATTGTTATTATTTATTATATTATTTATTTTAGATTGTATAACTGTTTCATTATTTGTTTTCTTTAATATTAATAACTTATTTTTAGATTCTAATTGTTCTAAATTAGTATATAAATATTTAAGTTCTGTATTATAGTTAGATATAGTTATATTAATATTATGTTTATTATCTTCATACTGTAATATAGGATGTGATGTAATTAATAAATAGTATTTACTAATAATAGTGTCTAATTTATCTTTTACTTGTTTATAATTAATAATAGAATTATCTAATGTATTAGGTATAACATATTTAAATAATGAAGTTCTTATTTCTAATAAGGTATTTATATTATTAGAAATAGTTATTATTTTTGCATTTGTTTCTTCTAGTTTAGTTTTATCTAATAGTTTATTTGTTTCTATAGTTAATATATTAGTTTGTGATTTTAATAAACCTTGTTGTACTTTAAGTTCTTCTTTTAAAGTATCGTGCATGTTAAGCATAACATCTATATTAAGATTAGAAAGATTATTTATTAGTTTTTTACGTTGTATAAGTGTCATATCGGTAAAATTACTTTTACCTATTAGTATATCTAATATATCTTGTGTTATATAAAAGTATCTATAAACTAATTCTTTTTGTGTAGTTAATAAATTAGCTACATTTAACTCTTCATTATTGTACTTAAAACTATATTTAGGTGCTTTATCAAATGTATATGATAAAATATAATTATTATTATCCATTTCTATTTCTATTATCTTATAACCGCCATCATAAAAATCTTCTTTATTAGGGGGCATAGGTGATAATTCTGATAATAAACTACTTTTACCACAACCATTTGAACCTAATATTATATTAAGTTTATGTGTAAAATCTACTATAAAAGAATCTTTACCATATAGAGGTAATCTTTTATATTTATATAACTCTATTCTTTTTATTAGCATTATAACCTCAATGTAATTTGATATCAAGTTATCTAAGAAAAAAAGAAAAAAAAAATAACTACCACACTTTTTAGGCGTGGTAGTTATTTAACATACATGGTAGATTACTTTAACCTTCTACCATGTAAGAATTTTAAGTGGTTATTTCCCGCCACTTAATATCTGGTGTCTAATTCGTATACTCAAACACCTTCCATGGTTCCTGATTTATGAATATACTTTCTAAATTAAGTGTATTATTGTTTGACTTTACTTCGAGGAGACATTTGTCTCCCCTAGGTGAAAAGGTAATATTTATTTTATCACCAGTACTACTTGTCCACTTAACTTCTCCTATCCCTAGGAGAATTTCTTTTGTGATATCATTAAATGGTATCTTTTTGTTATTTTTGTTGTTTATTATTTTTACATAATATTGTAACACTGTATCAATAAAAGTTTCTCCAACATATTCAGCCGAGTATTTCATTTTGATTCTCCTTGAAATTTCTAACCTACATATCACCTAAACGATATGTTCAGATGTAATACATAAACTAGTACATATTATATATAAGTAACTGAAATAAAATCAAATGCATAGTATATATCACACTTATTATTTAAGTGTGATATATACTATTTAACTACCTAATATTTCATTTAATATGGCAGAATTACTATTAGTTCCTATTTCCTTAGGTAATATTTTTATTGAACTTATGTTACCATTTAAATCTTCTAACAACGGTATATCTTTATTAATAAAAGGTAACATAAAATATTTATCATCTTGATCAATATTAGTAGTTAATCTATGTTTACCTCTTTGTACAGCTAAGAATGTTTTTCTTTTATAATTAAATAAATGAATATATATTTCTAAATCTATTTCTTGGTCTAAAGTTTTACATCCATCATAATAACCTTTTTCAGTTATTTCTTTAACAAAATAAGCTTCTGGTACTATACCAGCACGTATAATTTGTTTACTTTCACTAGATAATTGATGTGGAGTTATTACTGATATATTTTTACTACAACAGAAATTACGGACCCTTCTAAATTGATCTCTTCTGTCACCGCCTATTACTCCCATAGTACAACCAGTTGTAGGTACTAATGCTAAATAATCTAACATAAGAACTTGAACTTCATAACCTAAAGATTCCATTTCTATAACTTTATTACATATATCTTTATATGACCATTGTGTAGGGTCAACTCTAAGCATTTTAATATGAAATCCATTTACAGTTAATCTTTCAGTTACATATTTAGACATATCTTTAATATCTGTAGTTTCTAATTCTTTTTCAGTAAAACCATTATTATCATGCACACGTAAATATTGATACATAAATTGTAAATTATTAAGTATAGAATCTTCAAATGAAATACGTAATAATAAAGGTTTTTTAGTTGCATCTAACATAACAGGTTTATTATGTAAAGCAATTTGCATAAATATAGATAATGTAAAACCAGTTTTATATTTATGTTGTAATGCAGCTATAGTTGTAAATTCACCTCTTCTAAAACCACCTTGTAACATAGTATTAAAAGCTTGCCAACCAGTTTTAAATACTATACTACCATTAGCTGATTTCTTAATATTACTAAATACATTATTAAGTGATTCTTCATTATATAAATCTATTTCATCCATTAACGCTGGGTCTTTAATAGTTGAATTATTAGTTAATGGTTCTAACTTAGTTATTAAATCATTTACATAATCATAAATATTAGTGATCTTAGCTTTATTAAATTTAATATCATAATTAGCTCTATTAATAAGATTAGTAATTAAATGTTCTCTATATGCGCTACCTAGGTATTTAACTAGACTTATTACAACACGTTTATTAGTTCCTTCATCATACTCAGCATTTATACCTTGTTCTATAGCTGAATAAAGTCTATCATCTACTTCTAATATAAGTTTAACTCTAGATATTATAATTTCTTTAGAACAATCTTCTTCTTTATTAAGCATTTGAAGAATAAAACTTTTAAGACTTTTAATACTATTATGACCATTAAAATTTAATTCAGGTTGGTCTGTATTTATAGTATCTAATATTGTTCTTATAAGACCATCATTATCTGCACCATTTTCAATTAATGATTGTCTATATAATAGAGTTATACATTTTAATAATAAAGTACTATATTCATGCATAATTAATTACTCTTTAATAAGTGTTTTATTTAACAAACTAATTTTATATAATACTAAATATCCAATTAAATCTAATACTGTATCTTCATCTAAAGAAACGTCGCTACCCATATTAGATATACGACTTAATTTATCATCAATTCTAACTTTTAATTGTTCTTCAGGAGATGCCTTAGAAAATATACGTTTAGGTTTTAATGCTGAATTACCATATTTAATATTTTTTTCTATAAGTATTGTTTCTAATTCTGTAAGTATTTTTTTTATATTACTTTGAAAATTAATTTGTTCTGGTGATAAAGATTTTTCTTTTATTAAAAAAACACTATCATCTATGGTATCTAAATCATTCATTTTTTATTCCTTTTTAGTATTCACAATATACTTTAAAAAATAAAAAAAAAAATACCCTCTCTATTATTTCAAGAAAGGGTATTTTTTACATACTACGAGTTCATCATTCGTAGTATGTTTTTTCTTACTTCTTTTTCATTTTCATTTTTCTTTTTATTGTTTAATACAATTGCAACTGCAACTGCAATTACAACTGCAATTACAACAAATACTATTGCTAATACTTCATTCATGTTATTCTCCTTGAAAATTCTAACATACATACCACCTAAACGATATGTTAAAATATAATACATAGGTTAGTACATGTTATATATAAGTAATTGAAATTTTATCTATTACACTTGTTATAATATTACCAACTATACTTATTAGGTATAGTTGGTAATATTATTTAGATAGATTAACTAATTGTTTTAAAATAGAAGTTAAATCA